CTTTGATTTCGCGACTGGTCCTTCAGATCGATACCAACTCGGTGAAGACGTTTCCGCATCACTTCATCTATACCTTTCTGAATGTAGCCGTTAATTAACGGTTCGACCGCGATAGTTCTATCAGTCTTCGCAGTCTTGGGCACAAATGCTAATTTGTTGTAGTCCACTAGCTCGACCTTATTCCGATACGCCTGATATAGCGCGTCCCGGTCCATAGGATAATACTGACTACCTGGGCGTTGAAGCAATAGCTCCCAGATATGTATGTCAGTACTAAGAGCTGCAAAGCCATAGTGGAATGCGCCGGGGGTCACGGACCAACTAGTCGCGAGTAACTTACGCGCGTCATTGGTAGCATTACCGTGAACACCCAGACTGGCGCCAGGTCCAAAACCGCAGTTGTCCCATACCTCCTTTAGCGAAAGATCGCCTAAGACGTACGAGACCCACTGACGGGCCCTATTAAGGGGCTCCTCGTGGGGACTTCTCGTGTTGAGAAAGTGCCAAAAGCGCCTATTGACTCGGGAACACTTGTGCTCCGAAGCCATAAACGTCTTCAGCGCCGCTCCCTTGGGATCGTAACCAACCGACCCTTCAGGGAAGGGATACTTCCTTATTACTGCGGATAACTGGTTACACAGCCGATGCTCGGCTGCCGTCGGAAACACTGACGACGATATGTAATCAGCAAGCTCGATCAACTCGGTGAACCGCTTGGCTTTTAAAAGGTCAAGTAGCTGCCTTGCGAACCGATGCTCGATGGACCCCAACAACTGGACAAGAAAGGACTGGTAGTTACTCCAGCTTACCTTCTTGAGTTGCTGGTTGAGGCTTCTGAGCTTCACCAACGACGGGGATGACTTCACGTACACCTCCAGAGGATTTAGCCGACACAGAAATCGTGCCGGCAGGAATGACGAGTACCGCAATTATACTAAGCGCGGCGCACAAAACGTAGAACAGGTACTTCTCCATATCTACTACTCAGTAGACACAGAGAAGCTGCTTAACCAGCGTCTTAAAGCTGGCATGAGCAACCCATGCTGCGTAGTCATTCACCATAACGTCAATGTCAGCAGAAGCAGCGCCGACCGGAGTACTGATGTTGGTGTCGATGATCCCGTCGTGAGTTGGGGTCAGCGAGCCAGTTAATGTCAGCGTCCGGACGTATTTGCTTTGCACACGGCCTACACCACTAAACACGCTAGTCGGTTTTGGCGCAGTACGAGCCAGTCGCAGAAGATCTTTGACTGACAACGTATTGAGCGGACCAGCGTACTGACCGAAATTCGGGCCAGTTGATTCGGTGGCGAAAGCCTTGCTATTGATTGTCAACGACATAGGGGAAATTCCCTTAATAAATTGTGAAAGGAAAATAGACCTCGACCGATCACCAAAGCGGGTTTTGTTAACGCTTCAGAAAACCGATACTGGACAACCACTGTATTGCTACAGTAATTGCATCAGTGGCACGAACCCAATTATCCGTCTTGAAATCATGGCGGATGACGAAGTTCGTGGTGGGTGGTCTAGAATATCGTGCGACGGTGGTTGTCGATCTTTTGACAGTATCACCAACGCCACCCGTCATTGTCCAACTCAAAGGTAAGAGGTTGACCATCGTCACAGGCAGGTAATAAGTCTGCACGCGATTAACGGTCTTCACCTGACCTCCAAGAGACTCAAACGAGACCCTGGGGGCATTTGCGTAAGCAACAGCACCTACGTTTGTGACCCAATCCACCACAAAACTATACCGTAGCAGCTCCCACGGTAACACCAGGATATTCTGGAGATTGAACCCCATATCATTCCAGATGCTTGGTTGGTAGCGGTCGTACCAATACGCCTTGACAGAAACGTCTTGACGTGTTGTCGCGACATAATCAACCCTGAAGCTTGTTGATGGAATACTCCCGTTGAACACCTTCTGATCTGACACATTTGTGCTGCTTCGCGCAGTCACAACGATCGGTACCTTTGGGTGTCCACTTTCGAGGGCTTTCATCACCGCTTGGATGTCACTTAGTATGGGTTGAACTCCATACCTAAAGCGCAACCATTCAGAGGACACGAACTGGATCATCGCCTTGGAATTTGCGTTTACCTTCTCAAACCCAGAGGCCCTCTTACCATTACGTCGAAACGTCTTGATCAGAGAGCTTAAATTCTCGAAGGGAGTTTGCAGCATCCTCCACGTTTTCTCGGCTTCAGCCAACGATTC